TACTGGTGTTACAGGACCTATAGGTGAAACAGGATCTCAAGGTGTTACTGGTCCTACAGGGTCTCAAGGATCTACAGGTTCAACTGGTACTACAGGATCTCAAGGTGCTACTGGTACTACTGGATCAACAGGATCTCAAGGTGTTACTGGATCAACAGGTGCAACAGGATCTCAAGGTGTTACTGGTCCTACAGGGTCTCAAGGATCTACAGGTTCAACTGGTACTACAGGTTCTCAAGGTGCTACTGGTACTACAGGTGCTACTGGTACTACAGGTGCAACAGGATCTCAAGGTGTTACTGGTGTATCAGGACCATCTGGTGTATCAGGTCCATCAGGTCCTAATTTTCAAAACTCTATATTGTACTATCCATTTAATGGCGATGTTCTTAACTATGCTTCAGGAATTGGTATAACTAATGGTACAATAGTGGGAGCTACTCTTTCAAGTACAACTTTTAAAGTTGGTTCTGGCTCATTAAGTGGAAATTCTGGTTCTCCTAATAATTATTTCAATATCCCTACAATTCCGCTAAATGTAAATGGATATTCATTTTCTTTTTGGATATATGTAAATTCGGCAAATTGGAGTGGAATGGTATTTACATTTAATAGTGGTAATTCTCGTATTTTTGCATATGTAAATAAAGGAGTTATGCAATTTGCTACTGGTGACAAAAACTTTTCAACAATTACAATACCTATTCAAACATGGGTCCATTTTGCATGGACCCTTAGTACAAGTTCAGAATCTATTATATATGTAAATGGTATACAGAATATAACAACATCAACTATTCCATATATATCGATCCCTTTAATAGGCAGAATATGTGGTGATCCATTAGGAAACGGCCTAAATGGTTTTATAGATGAATTCAGATATTATGATACTATACTAACTGCTAATAATATTTTAACAATATACAACTATACAGAGTCAGTAGGACCATCAGGTGTATCAGGTCCATCTGGTGTATCAGGTCCATCAGGTGTATCAGGACCATCTGGTGTATCAGGTCCATCAGGTGTATCAGGTGTATCAGGGTCAGTAGGACCATCAGGTGTATCAGGTGTATCAGGACCATCAGGTGTATCAGGGTCAGTAGGACCATCAGGTGTATCAGGACCATCAGGTGTATCAGGTGTATCAGGACCATCTGGTGTATCAGGTGTATCAGGTCCTACAGGATCAACTGGTGTTACAGGAGTTACAGGATCAACAGGTGCAACAGGATCTACTGGATCAACAGGATCAACAGGTTCTCAAGGTGCTACTGGTACTACAGGATCTACAGGTGCGACAGGTACAACAGGTGCAACAGGTGCTACAGGTGCTACAGGTGCAACAGGTGCTACAGGTCCTACAGGATCAACAGGATCAACAGGATCAACTGGTGCTACAGGATCAACTGGTACAACAGGACCATCTGGATCAACTGGTGCTACAGGATCAACAGGTACAACAGGACCATCTGGATCAACTGGTCCACCAGTAATTACTTCGGTAGATAATTCACAAGAAGATTCTATTAAGATTTATGGTTCAAATTTTGAAAATGTAACAACTATCATGTTTAACAATAGCATTTTAACTAAGGATTTCACAATTAGTAATAATGTTATTACTGTTTTAAGTAATGCATATTTTAAAAGACGTTCCCTTATTCTTTTAGATAAATTAAATAACACAGTTGAATTTACAAACATACCAGATCCTTTACCTAGTATGCCTATTTGCTTTCCTGCAGGAACACCAGTTAATACCGATCAAGGAATAATAGCAATTGATAAAATAAACCCAAGTATTCACACTATACGTAATAAAAAAATAGTCGCAGTTTCAAAAACAGTTACATTTGAAGATAGCATTATATGTATTGAAAAAAATGCACTAGGACCTAATATTCCAAGTCAAACAACTTATATTAGTAGAAATCACAAAGTTTTCTATAAAAAACTCATGGTTACTGCAAAAGCATTGGTTGGAATTGTTGATAAGGTATATAATAAATCTTATAAGGGTGAAGCTTTATACAATATTTTACTTGAAACTCATGATAAGATGATTATTAATAATTTAATTGTAGAAACATTAGATCCAGAATCATTTATGGGTAAATTTTATACTTTAGGCTTTACAGATGAAGAAAAGAAAGATATGATAATACAAATGCAACAATTTGCAAAAGATTATGCAAAATCACATGGATTTAATAAAAAACATAAAAGATAAAATTAATATTTTCGTTTTATTATAAATTAGTTAATTCTTATTTATAATAAATGATAGATGAATATGTAAATAAATTAATTGAAAACTTACCAGATGAAATTAAGAATCGTACAGTTCCTCAAGAAATAGATTTAGTTTTAGATGGAGGAGTATTCAATGGTAGTTATCACGTTGGAGCATTGTATTTCTTAAAAGAAATGGAGAGAAGAAAATATATAAAAATAAATAGAATATCGGGATGCAGTGTGGGTTCAATTGTTGCATTTCTATATTTTATAGATGGTTTAGATTTAATGGCAAAGCTATATGATATTATTAGCAGCGAATTTAAAAATAAAATGCAATTGTCTTGTTTAAAAGAAATTAAAAAACACATTGAAGAGAGAATCCCCAAAGATATATTAGAAAGGGTAAATAATAAATTGTTTATTTCATATAATAACATAAAAACTGGTGAAAAGAGAGTAAAATCTTCCTACAAATCTGTAGATGATATTATAAATACAGTTATAAAATCTAGTTTTGTACCTTATTTAATAGATGGAAATTTGCTGTATGAAAATAAATATATTGATGGTATAGTTCCTTTTATGTTTGAAGAGAGAACAACTAAAATTTTATATTTAGATTTATATGGAATTGATAAGGTTGGCTATTTATTTAATGTTAAAAATGAAAAAACAAATTTTCACCGAGTTCTCTCTGGACTATTGGATATACATGGATTTTATATAAAGCAATGCAATACATCAATGTGTAGTTATGTAAATGATTGGAATTATGGTAATATAGGATTTAATAATTTAAAATTGTTATTTGAAAAGGTATGTATTTATATTATTCATTTAATTATTTATATAAAGTCAAAAGTTTCAGAGGAATTTAAGGAAAATATTATATATAAAATCATGGCAAAAGTTTCATACGATGTTTTTGTCATAATTATGGAAAGTTATTGTTTATAAATACATAAGTATCGTATTTTATTAGTTTAAATTGAAGACAATTAATCTTTTATATTTGTAAAATGGACGAAATAGATATTACTGATTCAACATTTGCATTAAATAATAATTTTGAAGAAAATAATGTTATTTCTGGTGACAAATCAATGTATATGTACATTGCCATTGTTGTAGGCGTGTTAATATTGTGTTATTTTTTATACACTACATTTGTAGGAAAAGGGAAAAAAGTAACATTTCAAGATAATTTAGAAAAATGTTATGGAAATGTTTGCTATGTAGATAAATAATTTCTACATGTTTTACCTCCATATAAACTTAAAATGCCTTTTTTTTTATTTTTTTTAGTTTTTCTCTTTACTATTTTTTTACCTTTATTTTTACCTTTTATTTCATTATTTTTACCTTTTATTTCCTTATTTTTGCCTTTTATTTCATTATCATTAATTTTTGATTTCATGTCATCAGGTTTATAATTTAAAAACCATTCTTGAAACTCTTTCTTGTCACCAGTTTTTTTAAGTTCTCTATATTTTTCTGCTTTATGCGCGCGAATTTCTTCGACAGATTCTTGATGACCATAACAAGTAACGCTAAAACGACGAAGTAGACCTTTCTGTGATAATCTGTTTTTTTGTTGAACTTCAAAAAGGAACTTTGACATACACAAAATTCTCTCTAAATAAGCATTGTAGTAAGGCTTATTTGCATATAAAAATGCTAAATAGAAACTTAACATAGTATCAATAGTGGCAATTTTAACCTTCTGTCCAGCTATTTTAATATTATTATAACTATGACATGCAATTGGTTTATAAATAAATGCTACACTATCTTTACCAATGATTATTTCATAATGTAGTGGAATTACATCACCAATAGGTTGTCTCTTTTCTATTTTAACATTATTTATTCCAATATCTTTTAATCGTTCCTTAACAATTTGTGATGTTGTTTCCGGATCATTTGATAAAACATCAAAATCAGGTAATTTTTCAACTTTGTGTCTCTGATTTTTAGGCATATATTGAGAATAGAGAGAAAGAGCATAACCTCCAAAAAATACAACACCTTGATTTACAAAAGTGGTACGAATATTGTCATATATTTTTTCTTCAAAATCAGGAACTGACATGTCTCTTTGAAAGTCAGCTTCACTACAATTAATGTCTGTAATAGGGTAATGTTTATTTAAGAGCGTTAAACGTTTCATTACCTTTTCCCATCTGCTAATATCTCCAGCAGGTCTAGATAATTCCAAATACATTGACATTCTTAAATAATTAGGTGGTGTATATAAAATACCTCCAACTTGGATAGCATCTTGTTTTAATGCATTGTATATTTCTTTAGGCAAATATGTAATATCAGCAACAGGAATATAATTAACGTATACTTTATAGGTGCCGTAATGTTGTCCAGATTTAGCCTCTACATCTGTAAACCCCTCTTTATAATATAGATCTGCAAGTTCTTTTGCATCTTCTAGAGCGTTTGCTGAAAAAAAATCGTAATCAGGTACTTCTAATTCTTTATTATAAAATTGGTCTTCTGCAGGTAATATATTATTAATTGCCGTTCCTCCGTAACAAATTAAATTTTTCATTTTAATAAAATTTTCTACAATTTGAATAATATTCTTAATATCGTCTGAATTGACAATGCGTTTTGCTATTTTTTCTTCGGCTTTATCAACTGCCATACGCAAAATAGCCAATTCACAATCATTAAATGTTAAATCTTTGCAAACGTTTTTTTCCTTCATATCTATTTCTTATATATAGATTAGATTAATATATAATAAAAATACTAAAAAAAATTGAATTTAAAAAAAATATATTATTAAATGATAATAAGCTTTAAATATGTCACACCAAGTTTTAACCCAAGAATTATCAGAAATACTAGCTACTCATTGTAGTCAATCCCAATCCAGGCGAATAAATAAAGATCTTGAATATCTTATTGCAGAATATCCAAATGTTAAAGTTGAATTTGATTATAAATTAAACATTCCTATTGTAATAGTTATAGTTGGAGAAAATGAGATTAAAATGAAATTGAAAAATAATTTTCCATTTAAGCCGCCTGAAATAGAATTAAATTCACAGCCATATATAAATATATTGGTATTTGATAGTAATATAAAACATAAATTGTTAAAGGAGATAGCAGGTGTTGATTGTTTATGTTGTGAATCTTTATTGTGTGAATCAATTTGGTTCGCTCAGTCAAAATTAAAGGATGTTGTAGATGAAGTTTGTAAAAATATAGAAATAATTCATAATATTAATAATTATGTAAATAATACTAATAGTATTGAAGAAAAAAGTATTGAAGACAAAAGTATTGAAGATAATGATATTACAGATGATAATAGAAATAACAAACTACTCCATTAATTATCTTCGTCAGATGATATATAATAGTTAATATCTGGATCATCTTCAATTATTTCATCACTTTCAATCATTTCATCATCTTCTATGTATTCTTTTTTATTCAAAAGTGCATACAATATTTCATCATTTGTAAAAATAATACTTTCCCAACTATTATTCTTTATTATAAAAGCCTCCCATGGTTTATTTTTCATACATACTCCACTATAAAAATAATTCCAAAACTTATTAACTTTTTCAATTGTATCTATATTTGCAAATGCCGTTTCTTCTTGAATAAATTGAATTAATAATTTGAATAAATAATTTTTTACTTTATATTCTTCTATAATTCCCTTTGTATATCTAATAGAAGGCAAATATGAGCCGGGTCTTGCTTCTATAATTATATAAGGTATTAAATTGGATGACATAATATAATAACTATATTAAATACTGTTATTATATTATTTACAATTATTTTAATTTATTTTATATACATTTAAGGTATTAACTTTTAAAACTGTAGTAATCAGTTGATACCGATCTTGTTGCATAAGAATATTGAGGATTTTGAGGAGTTGGTGTTGGAATAGTAACAGATTGGTTACGTAATGCAGCGGGTTTCAAACAAAAAGCATACCCACATTCATCAAAAAATCCAGTATTTTCCATTAAAAAATTGTCTACTAATTGGTAACGAATTGCTACCATTTGGCAGCCATAATTGCGGCATAGAAGCCCGCTTGGATTAGCAGGTGCAGAACCACTATCAGGAAAAACAATTGTCATTCCAGTTCTGTTATAGTCAGTTAGCTCTTGTGCGTCAGGGCTATTTTTAATGTTGTAATAGTTATATCCTCTCATAAATATAGAATTGCTTGTTAAATTCACATATTCTAAAAATTCTTCATTATGTAAAAAAGAATTGTTTATCTTATCTACAATTAGAATGACCTTATTTTGGAAAGATAATAAAGGACTAGCTCCTAAATTTTTACCAGAATTTTCAAAACTATAATCTTTACCAAGCATCAAATTAGGATATGATTCAAATATATTTGCTAAATTAGTATACATTTTCTGATTATTACTCTTAATTCTTAAATGAATTATTAAAGGATCTGTAGGGTTTGGACATGTGCCGCCAGAAAATGCATAACCATTAATTGTATCCATAACAGTGCTAAATGGAACTGAGTTAAATGTTTCCTTAACATAATAACTGTCGCTTGTGCTAGTTGCTACAACTGGTTTATTATCAATAGAATATATTTCAAAATCTAGACAGCGAACACCTTGGCTAATAACTGCCTTTAAGTTATTGATGTTAACAAAATCATTTTTATAGGAACCACCAGAGCAGGCATTATAAGCTGTCTTTATATAATAATCATATAAATTGCCACTTAAATCCGCATCTGAAGAATTAATCGAACGAATATTACCATCTACAGATGAATATAAATTATTCATATAACTAACTTCACCTTTATTTAATTTAGTTAAGTAAATGACATAACTAATAAAAACAATTAATATAATAAATGTGAAAGCAATTATAACATAACTCTGAAAATCTTCATCTAGACCCTTTATTGCGCTTAAATAATCTGTTGGATTTGTTGACATAATATCTAATATAATATATTATTTTTAATTTTAGAAGGTTAATTAATTTAGGATAAATTTATCCCTAAAAATAAAAGTGGGGATAAATAATATTTAAAAGATTTGCTTTAGTTATTGTAAATGCCAAAACTTTGTGAATTTGAAACTTGCCGCAAGCAAGCTAGTTATGGTTTCTCGTATGGCAAACCAATAAGATGTAAAGAACATAAAAGTTATTATAAGTTGGTTACTAGTTTATGTCAAGAAGAAAATTGTGATAACTTTCCAAGTTATAATTATTGTGGTGAAGTAAAAAGAATATTTTGTTTTGATCATAAATTAGAAAATATGATAAACGTTAAAGATTTAAAAAATATTTGTAAATTTAAGGGATGCAAAATAAGAGCAAATTATAATTTTAAAGATTTAAATGAACCTATATATTGTTTAAATCATAAAATGTTTGGTATGATTGATGTAAAACATAGAAAATGTTTATCTAATAACTGCAATACAAGACCATCATTTAATTATGTAAATTTAAAAATACCTTTATATTGTAAAGAACATAAATTAAATGAAATGATTGATATAGTAAATTTTAAAAGACAATGTAGTGAGTTAAATTGTAATAAAATCGCAATTTATAATTACACGAATAATAAAAGTAATTATTATTGTGCAAAACATAAAAAGGAAAATATGATAAATGTTGTAGATAAAAAATGTAAAGGAAACTGTTTAGGTACAATAGCTAACCCAAAATATAAAGGTTATTGTGCTTCTTGTTATCAACATTTATTTCCAAATGATCCTTTAACGCTTCAAATTCGTAGTAAAACCAAAGAAATAGCAATTAGAGACTTTATTAATTTAAATTTTGAAGGTTTTCAACACGATAAACCATTATGGACTGGAAATTGTGATTGCACTCATAGACGCCGTATAGATCATAGAAAATTATTTGGTAACACTCTATTATGTATTGAAACAGATGAAAACCAACATAAAGGATATAACAAAGAAAATGAAGAAATACGTTATGATGATTTATTTATGTTACATGGCGGAAAATTTATTTTTATACGTTTTAATCCTGACAAGTTTAAAGATAAAAAAGATAAATCTGTAAATCCTATGCTATATACTCGTTTGCCTGCGTTAAAAGAAGAAATTGAAAAACAAATTAAAAGAATTGAAAATGAAGAAAATAAAGAATTGTTAGAAATAATTAAATTATATTATGATGAAATTAAGAATTAAAAAATAGCAATAATATATATTAATTATGGGCGGTGGACTTATGAATCTTGTAGCTGTAGGACAACAAAATGTAATACTTAACTCAAATCCTTCTAAAACTTTTTGGAAGTGTGCATATAAGAAGTATAGCAATTTTGGTAAACAAAATTTTCGTATTGACTATCAGGGGACACCTACTTTAGGTCTCACTACAGAATCTACTTTTACATTTAAAATTAAAAGATTGGCAGACTTGCTTATGGATTGCTACATTTCCATGAATTTACCTAATATATGGAGTCCTGTTATGCCTCCACAAGCGGTTCCGCAAGCAGATGGTAGCACTATTTATACAAATTGGGCTGGTTATGATTTTCAATGGATTGAAAATTTAGGCGCCCAAATTATTAGCCGCATCACAATTACATGTGGCAACCAACAATTACAACAATATTCAGGACAGTATATTTTAAACTCAGCTAGAAGGGATTTTCCGGGAACAAAATTGAGATTATTTGACGACATGACAGGCAATGTCCCAGAACTTAATGATCCAGGAAATGCTGGTGCACGTGTAAATGCATATCCAAACGCATTTTATACGGCATCACCTGCTGGAGCTCAGCCCTCTATAATGAGTCGCACACTTTATATTCCACTTGGAGCATGGTTTAATCTAGTTACGACACAAGCATTTCCACTAATTGCTCTTCAATATAATGAATTACAAATAAGTGTGACATTTAGACCTATTAATGAGTGGTTTACAATTAGAGATGTAATGGACTACACCAATAATTTCCCAGTAGTCGCACCCAATTTTAATCAATTTTATATGCAGTTCTACAGATTTTTACAAACGCCTCCCGATGAAGAGTTAGGACCTACTTCTTATGTTGATACGCGAACAAATTGGAATGCTGATATAAATTTAAATTGTACTTATTGTTTTCTCTCAAATGATGAAGCAGAAATATTTGCCAAGAATGAGCAGAAATACTTGATTAAACAAGTTTATGAAAAACCTTACTACAATATAACAGGACAAAATAAGATAGACATTGATTCACTTGGCATGGTAATCAGTTGGATGTTCTATTTTCAACGTAGTGATGCTAATTTACGCAATCAATGGTCTAATTACACAAATTGGCCATACAATTATATGCCTCAAGATGCTTTCCCTGCACCAACAGCAGGAGATTATCCTAATCCTGCACCATCGCCGCCAAATCCAGCACTTTTAGGTCCTGGATTGAATCCAGATGGGACGCTAAGTGGTCTTTATATAACAGGAATATATAATCCTCAAAACTTGAAGCAAATTTTAGTAGCTCTTGGAATATTATTAGATGGTCAATACAGAGAGAACGTATTACCTGCAGGAGTTTATAATTTTATTGAGAAATATACTAGAACTGCTGGTGCGGCACCATCAGGATTATATTGCTATAATTTCTGTATAGATACAAGTCCACATTCAACACAACCATCAGGTGCAATGAATATGAGTAGATTTTCAAATGTGCAATTCGAATTTACAACAATTACGCCTCCGGTGGATCCATATGCACAAGTGTTGACAATTTGTGATCCAACTACTGGAGAAATAGTTGGTATTAATAAACCAACTTGGCGTATTTATGATTACAATTACAATATGTATTTAATTGAAGAGAGAGTGAATATGGTAACATTTATTGGTGGTAATGCTGCACTTATGTATGCAGTATAAAGCCGTAGGCGACTGATAAGCCGTAGGCGACTGT